GATCTTTAGGACAATGGATAACCCCGATGCAATCGTAGGTTATGAGGTGTCAGACTCTATGGTTGATGAGCTTGATACAATGCCTACAGCTAAGGCACGCGATGCTTGGAATAAGATAATAGCCCGTAACCGTCAAAAGAAAGAAGTTGGCATTAATACTGTGGCGGTAGGCACTACACCAGAAGGCTTTAGATTCGTTTATGAACGATGGGCCAAAAACCCAACAGAATCATACGAGCTTATTAAAGCGCCAACCTACTCAAACCCCCACCTGCCTGATGGCTACATAGACGCATTAAGAGAAACCTACCCTAGTAATTTATTAGAAGCGTACCTTGAAGGCGAGTTTGTTAACCTCACTGCTGGCAGCGTTTACCCTAACTGGGACAGGGATTTAACAAACAGCGACATAGAAGCTAGGCCAAACGAACCTATCCACGTAGGCATGGACTTTAACGTTAACAATATGGCAGCGGCTATCCACGTTATGCGCGGCGGCAAGTGTATTGCTGTAGATGAATTTGTTGGTGGCGCTGACACTCCTGCTGTTATAAAATCAATCAAAGAACGATACCCATTAAACCCAGTTGTTGTGTATCCAGATGCTTCTGGAGCAGCTAAAAGCTCGACCAATGCCGCAACAAGTGACATTAGAATGCTAAAGAATGCTGGCTTTACTGTTAACGCTCCTAAGAGCAATGGCAGGGTGAGAGATAGGGTGGCAGCTTTTAACAGAGCTTTGTGCGACCCACAAGGAAATAGGATATACTACGTTAACATTGACAAGTGCCCAAACATCGCTTTATGTCTTGAGCAGCAAGCATACAACGCCAACGGGGAACCAGATAAGGCGGCAGGCTTTGACCATATGGCAGACGCTTGTGGCTATCTAGTGGTACGTCAATTCCCAATTAAATTTGATAGAGTTACAACTCGACCCCAAAGGTGGACTTAAATGAAGCATGAAGAACTGGTAAGCACTCACGAACAATATCAAGCAAACCAGAGTAATTGGGAGTTCCACTTACGCTCCTTTCTTGGTGGCTCAGATTACCAAGATGGCAGCTACCTTTTGAAGTACATTCAAGAGGATGAGAAAGAGTATGATAAGCGTATTAGCATCACTCCTTTAGATAACCATTGCAAGAACGTGGTAAGTATCTACAGCTCCTTTATTTGGCGCATACCTCCTACACGCAACCTTGGCTTATTAGACAAAGATCAATCAGCTCAAGCAATGCTTAAAGATGCAGATTTAGATGGGCGATCTTTTAATGCGTTTATGCGTGATGCTCAGACTTGGTCGGATGTTTACGGGCACTGTTGGATGATGGTCGATAAGCCTCAATCTAACGTAGCAACACGCGCTGAAGAGTTGGACCAAGAGATACGCCCATACCTAACTTTAATAACGCCAGAAAACGTGCTTGATTGGACTTATGAACGCTCTGCTAGTGGTCGTTTCATTCTCACTTACTTTAAAGTGCGCGAGATGCAAACCAAAGATCTAACTATCATCCGTGAATGGACTCCTGAGACAATTGCCACTTATAAAACAGATGGCGATACAGTAACCCTTTTGGAAGAGATGCCAAACAACTTAGGTTCTATTCCAGCGGTTGCACTGTATGGTCAGCGCTCACCAGTTAAAGGCATTGGCATATCTAGCATTGGCGATGTAGCCAATATGCAGAAAGCCATCTACAACGAATTGTCTGAGATAGAACAGATTATCCGCATCAGCAACCACCCTAGCTTAGTTAAATCTGCCGCTACAGATGCAAGTGCTGGCGCTGGTAGTGTGATTACAGTGGAAGATGATGAATCGTTTAAACCGTTCTTGCTTCAGCCTAGTGCTGCCAGCTTAAATTCGATAATGGAGTCTATTAAAGAAAAGACCCAATCAATTAATCGTATGTCTCACATGGGCGCAGTGCGTGGAAGTGAAGCATTAACAATGTCAGGCGTTGCCTTACAAAGTGAGTTTCAACTACTCAATGCCAAGCTATCTGAAAAGGCAGACTTACTTGAGTTAGCAGAAGAGCAAATCTGGGATCTATTTTGCAAATGGCAGCAAGTTACAAATGATGTTGAAGTTGATTACCCTGATAGTTTTGATCTACGAGACTACGCAACCGAGCTAACATTCTTACAACAGGCTAGGGCTAGTGGTGTGGCAAGTAAGACATTTACCCAAGGCGTTGATAAAGCTATCTGTGAGCTTGTGTTGGCTGATGAAGATTTGGTGATGGCTACCAAAGAGATTGAGTCAAACAGTAAGCAGTTAGGGCAGTTTGTGACTGATGCGGCTGTTGTGTAATGACACCAGCCCAGCATAGCCAGAACATAGACAGGCTAGAAGCGTTACATGATGAGTTGATCAGTAATGCTTTGTTTGACCTTGAAGAAAAGGCTGCTGAGATTGTTAGTAACTTACCAGTGAAGAATGGCAAGCTGTACGATATTCAATCCGCTGTTTTTGCAAGGCAAGAGCTACAGCAGTCGGTTATTGATTCATTCTTAACCACAGCGGACGAGGTTGTCCGAAGTTACGACCAAGCAACGGCAACATTAATTGGATTGTATCAGGATGTATTGGAAGATGGTGTGTTACCAACCACCCAGTTAGATGCAATCAATCAGCTAAAGCAGTTAGCCTTTAGTGGCTTCGAGGATGTAGCAAGCACTCACTTAGAAGTTATGGCCCGTGAAGTCTATCAAAGCACTCTTACAGGACGTTCAGTTAATGAGAGCGTTAAGTCTATACGCCATGCCATTAACGGCGTTTACATTCAGTCTAATGATGATGATGCCCAAGCATTGGTATCCTTTATTGAAGAATATAAAGATGATGCAACTAAAGTTGAAGAAGTTAATAAAGCTATAGAAAAGCTCCATACAATATATGCCCGCGATAAGGTTGGCAACAACTTGAGGCGATATGCAACAACTTATGCCCATGATTCTTTGATGCAGTTTAGTGCCTTAGTCACAGTAAGCATAGGTAACGATGCGGGGATAGATAGGTGGGAATATTACGGAGACAGCATATTGGATACGCGTGATTGGTGCAGAAAACATGCTGGCAAAATAATGACCACTCAAGAGATTAGGGATGAGTGGGCCAATAACGATTGGAAGGGTAAATCAGCAGGCGACCCATTCATTGTCAGGGGTGGCTATAATTGCAGGCATAGTTGGGTGGCAGTAGTTGATTAATAACTGATGTAACCATCGTGCCATCAGATAATTTTATGTTAATAAGTGACGGGGAATATTATGACCGAAGAAACAACAGCAGAAACAGTAGTAGAAGCAGGACTTAGCCAAGCGGATGTTGACAAGATCGTAGCAGAACGTTTGGGCCGTGAACGCAAGAAGTATGACAAGAAGTACGAAGGCGTTGACCTTGAAGCCTATGGCAAGTGGCAGCAAGATCAGGAGGCCAGCGAGCTTGAACGACAAAAGCAAGCAGGTGATTTTGATACAGCTATGAAGAAGATGGCTGATACAAAAGATGCTGAAATTAAGCGTTTACGTGGTCAGGTTACAACCACTGCTGTAGATGGCGAGCTATTGCGCGCAGCAAGCTCTCTGCAAGCCGTTCAGCCTTCACAGGTGTCTAGCCTACTCCGAAACAATATACGTCTCTCAGAGGACGGTAATGCGGAGGTGCTTGACGACAAAGGAGCGATTCGGTATAGTGATGATGGTTCGTTATTAACTGTATCTTCATTAGTTAATGAGTTCCTTACTACTAACCCGCATTTTGTCAAAGCCTCACAAGGTGGAGCTGGCAGCGTGGGTAATGTAGGTGGCAATACACTGAAGCCTAAATCAGTGGGTGAAATGAGTGGATCGGAATATTCCGAACACCGTAAAAATATCGGTCGTGGTAGAGTTACTGGCGGCTATATTAAACCCAACTAAGGCAAGGTGTATCCATACTGGTCACTTTGCATATATTAATTTTGTAAGGTGATCAACATGGCAGCAACAACTACCTCTACACTAGACGACCTGTTTAGTAATATCATTAAAGAAGCGATTTTCGTATCTCAAGAGACTTCAATGGTTCGTAACCTAGTTACAACTTTTGACATTTCTGGTGAGCAAGGCAAAGTCGTTCAAGTTCCTGTATATGGCGAATCAGTAGCATCAGCTTTGACTGAAGGCACTGATATGTCTAGCACAGCCGTTTCAACTACTAGTAAATCAAT